GAAGCCGAGCTCGAGCGGGTCGTGACGATGGCGGACGAAACCGACTTCGCCGGGTTCCTCGAAAACCCGGCGCCCTCGCCGGCGGCGGTGCATTGACCGCATTGCGCCTGACTATCTCGTCGTGGGGCACGGTCGAACTCGACAAGCGCGAACTGCGCAACCTGATGCGCTCGGCCGCGGGCACCGTGCGCACCGCGACCCGCAAGGCAATCGCCCGCAAGGGCGGCGGCGGGCGCCTCTATTCGGGGGGCGGCGGGTCGGCTTATCGCGGCGCCTATCGGCGCGGCGCCTATCGGGCGAGCGCACCGGGCGCCGCCCCGGTGTCAGTCTCGGGCACGCTTGCCGCGTCGATCGCGGCCAAGCCGTTCAAATCGGGCGAGGGGTTCGCGGTGCGTGCCCGCGCGTTCTATGGGCTGTTCCTCGAGGCGGGCGCCCGCGGTGGCGGCAACCCGCATGGCCGCACCGCCGCGCATGCGCGGCGTGCCCGAGCTCGTCGACGTGGCGCCTATGCCGCCCGCGTGTTGCTGGCGCGGCCGTTTCTGTCGCGCGTGATGGCCGAGCAGGCGCCGGAACTGGAAAAGCGGGTGCGCCTCGCCCTCGACCAAGGGCTCAAATGGCGCGAGACGAAATGAGCGAGAACGGCGAGAACGGCGCCGAGCCTGGCTTTGTCGTCCCGCACCTGCTCGCCGGCACGATCGAGCAACTGCGCCAGCATGTCCCGCTGCTCGGCGGCAGGATCGCCGGCGCCGCCGACTATGTCGCCGGGCTGCAAGCGGACAATGCGACAATGCCATTACCGGCGGCCTACGTGCTGCCGCTCGACCAGGAAAGCAACGGCAATGAGGTGATGGTCGGCCTGGTGCAGACCGTCACCCGTACCTTTGGCGTCATCGTCGAATTCGCCGTGCCCGACCGCCGCGGCCAGGGCCCAGCGATGCGTTACGACGAGATGCAGGAGCAACTTTGCCGGGCATTGTTGCTATGGCAGCCGCAAGCGGCAATCGGCGGACCCGGCACCAATCGCGTGCCGAACCATCAAGGCTTTTGGCTGGCGGGCGGGCGCATGCTCGATTTCAACCGAGCGCGGCTGTTCTACCAGTGGGAATTCAGCATTGAATGGCAGTTATTCAGTGCCGAATGACGAGCAGGTCGGCGACACGTGGCTGTGGCCCGCCGAGGATCTGCAAGAGATTCAACTCAACATTCACCTCGCCCCGGTGGTGCGCCACCCCGACCCGGCAATCCGTATGGTCATCGCCAATTTGCAGCCGCCGACCGTGTGGGACAACCCGAACAGCCCGACGGTTTGGGACAACGCCCGCACCGTGTGGGATTTCATAGAGCCGCCTAATGCCTAGCGCCATTGACCCGTCATATCCGCCCGAGCGCTTCGCGCGCACCAGTGAGGTGCGCAACAACTTCCAAGCCGCTCGCGATGAAATCCTCGACCTGCAGAGCCTCATTTCACAGGTGCGGACGGTCGCCGAGCAGGCGGCGGCGGCAGCGGCGGCGGCCGAGACGGCGGCGAACGCCGCGGTGCTCGCGGCGCAAGCCGCGGCGCAGTCGGCGGCCGATGCCTCGATATCTGCCGCCCGCGCGGTGCAGCGCACCGGCGACAGCATGCAAGGGCCGCTCGCAGCCTGGCGCGACCCGGTCAATGACGACGAGGTGGCGACCAAGCGCTACGCGGACGCGCACGGGGGCGGTGGCGGCGGCGGCGAGGAAGGGCCCGAAGGACCGCCGGGGCCCGAGGGCCCGCCAGGACCGCAAGGCGACCCTGGCCCGCCGGGCGAGCGGGGCGACATTGGCCCGCCCGGACCGCCTGGCTTGCAAGGCGACGAGGGGCCGCCGGGCGCGGACGGCGAAAACGGCGACGAGGGCGAGCGCGGCGACCTTGGGCCGCCCGGACCGCCTGGACCCGAGGGGCCCTTGCCGCCGACAGACGTGCTCGACGCCGACTATGTGCGCCGCGACTTTGGCACGATGACCGGGGCGTTAATGGTGGTCACCGGAACCGCCGGCGCGCCGGGGCTGATGCTCGGCAACAACAGCAACGGCTTCCTCGGCCTCAGTAACATGGTGCAATTCATGGTCGGCGGCACGCTGGTCGAGGCGTGGACTCCAGCGGCGATCATGCCGCAAGTCGAAATCAACATGAGCAACCGCAAGATCACCTCGCTCGGGGTGCCGACCGCGCCCAACGATGCCGCGCGTAAAGCCGATGTCGACGCCATCAGCGTGCCCGACCTTTCGGACTATCTGCGCCGCGACGGCGGGCAGATGACCGGCGACATTTACATGGTCGGCACCACCGGGCCGCAAACTGACGCCGCGGTGCACTTTGGCGTGCGGTTGGCACGAATCCAGTGGAGCGAGCCGGCTAACTCTCTGGTCATAACCAAAGGACAGGGTAACAACCCGCTCACCATCACCGACAACGACGGCACCAATTCGCGGCCAGTGATCGACCAGGCGCTCGGCGATGCCCGTTATCTGAAAGTTGACGGCACCAATGACATGGAACAATCGCTGTTTATGGGCGAGGGTTACGGGCTTATCTGGCGCAATGCGACGGCACCGAGCGGCTTTGGCGCGCTGCTTTACGATGACATTACAGCGGGTGCCGGCTTTGTGATACGGCGGCGCAGCGGCACGAATGTTTACGTCGAGGATGCGCAAACCTCGGCGCGCAACCGCATCCTAACCGATGCGCTCGACAGCCGCGCGGCCACACTTGTTATCGAGCCGGGGTCGTTTACGACCCTGCCTAATGCGGCGTGGGGGCAATATTGGCAGGGCACCTATACGGCACTAACCCGCGCCGGGCTGTCGCGCATCCTGGTCGTGGTGTCGCTCAACATTCAAGACATTGGCGGCACGACATTGGCAATCGGCGGCGTACGCATCAGCCCCGGCAATTTCCAACGCCAGGTTTTCATCTACAAACAGGGCGCCGCGACGCCGGCTTGCGGGGCAACAGTTTCCTTTATCCTCGACGTTCCCGCCAATCCGTTAATTTTGGTCGAGCTCGCGACCGTCGACCCGCTCACACCGCCGGCTAATTTCATCACAATGGCAGGCGCCGGCAATAACTTGCGCTCACAGATCACGATCAGCGACATGGGGCCGATATCATGAGAGTGAAACCAACTAAGCCCGACGTGAAAATCCCCTATGAGGGCACGCTCACCATGCTCGACCTCGAGGGCGCCGACGTGCCCGATAATCAATACTGGCGGCGCCGGCTGCGCGACGGCGACGTGGTGCGGGTCGAGGCGCCGGCACCGAAGCCAGCGGAACACCTGCCAACTCACGCGCACGCCGACGCGGCGCGGCCAGTGGTGCACGGGCGCCGCGGAGGGCCCGAGTAATGGCGATCAATTTCACGTTCTACCCTGAGTCAAACCGGGTTCCTGGCGTCTATGTCGAAATGGACCCGTCGCAAGCCAACACGGCGACGACGTTTCAGCGCTCGATTGTGCTCGGGCAAATCACCGACGACGGTGAAGCCGACCCGTTGCGCCCGATACAGGTATCGAGCCGGTCGCAGATTTGGGATGCGTGCGGCCGCGGGTCGCTGCTCGGCGCAATGGCCGAGCGCTACCGTAGCACCGACACATTCGGCGATCTGTGGATTTTGCCATTTGAAGATGCGGCGGCCGGCAATGCGGCCGAGGGCACGGTGACAATCGCCGGTGCCGTGGCGCAAAGCAACGGCACGCTCAACCTCTACATCGCCGGCTTGCTGGTGCGGTCGGCGATCATGGAGGGCGACACCGCGGTCGCGATTGCCACGCGGCTGCAAGCCGCCCTCGACGCCAATCTCGACTTGCCGGTCACCGCCACCAGGCTTGCGGGCGTCATTACGCTAACCGCCAAAAATGCCGGGCTGCATGGCAATCAGATCGACGTGCGCCTCAACTACTACGGCGCCGGCGGCGGCGAGTGGACACCCAAGGGCCCGACGATAACGATTGTGCAGCCGACCGGCGGCACCGCCAGCCCGATCATTGCCGACGGGCTGGCGAACCTTTCCGACCAGAATTTTGATTTCATCATCACGCCGTACACCGACACCCCGAACCTCAATGCCTTGCGGGTGTTCCTCGACGATGCAACGGGGCGCTGGTCGTGGGAGCAAATGCTCTATGGCGGGGCGTTCTCTGCCTACCGGGGCAGCTTCTCGCAATGCGTCAATTTCGGCCTCGGCCGCAATGACCAGCATATGTCGATCATGCCCTACGACGGTTCGCCCGACCCGCCTTGGATATGGGCGGCCGAGATGGGCGCGCGGGCCGCGGCCTCGCTGCGGGTCGATCCGGGCTTGCCGCTGCAATATATCGGCACGTTCCTAAAGGGGCCGCCGACCGAAAGCCGGTGGTCGATCGGCGAGCGCAACACGCTGCTTTACTCGGGGCTGTCGAGCTTTCGCATCAACGACGACGGGCAAGTCATCGTCGAGCGCATGGCGACGACTTACCAGAAAAACCTAAGCGGCACCGAGGACGACTCTTACCTCGACGTTGAAACCATGTACGGGCTTATGTATGTGGCGCGCGACCTCGCCCGCCACCTGATCAGCAAATACGCCAGGAAAAAGCTGGTGAGCGATCAGACGCCGATCATGCCCGGCGCGAACACTGTCAACGCGCTGATGATCCGCGCCTCGACCGTCGCCGAATATCGGGTGCTCGAGGGCACCGGGCATGTGCAGAACGCGGCGAACTTCGCGCGCGACGTGGTGGTCGAGAACGCCGGCCGCGGCCTGGTCAAGATCCTCGCGCCGGTCGACCTTGTAAATCAACTGCGGCAGATCGCGATTCTTTTGCAATTCCGTAAATCGTGACGACGCCGCGTCTTGCCATGCCGTGCCGTGCCAGGGGCGAGGCGTGCCACGCCTGGCCTCGGCAACACCATGCTTATCACACCCGGAGGTTTTAAGCTATGGCCGAACGTCTTGCCGGTATAACCGGCCTAACTATAGATGGCACCGCGTACATGGTTGTTTCCGACGTTACTTGGAGTCCGGCAAGATGGAAACGCGAAACCCTGGTCGGCTTAGACTTTGTGCACGGGTTCTCGGAAACCCCGATACAGGGCTATGTCGAGGCGACGTTGCGCGACAGCGGCGCAATCTCGGTCGACGACTTCAA